TTCCCTATAACAGAACGAGCTTTTCCTTCATAAGGCTTACTTAAATAAACCCGTTCACCCTTTCGTACTTTAATATGTACAGGCTTGCGCATCGTATTTCCTGCAATCACCATTCCCATTAATCCACCATTATAGTAGATACCGCAGGCGTAAGATGTTTGCGTATTACCCGTAAATCCATCAAATTCTCTTTCACTCAAAGCATGGTCTATCAAATCGGCACATGAACGTTCGATTACAGCATACAGATAATTATTAATGATCTGTTTTGCTTTTTCCATTCCCTCATTAAACACCTTTCTGTTATCTTTCATTTCTTTAGTTTTTAGAGATATTGAAAAATACTTCCGTCCCAAAGTTGGAAATGTTCACATCTGTTATAAGAATGTCTATCCACAAGTTTACTCGATCCTTTACATCAATCATATCGCCAGGCAATATCCCTTCTACGAATCCAGGTATTGAGACTCGGTAATCTGTCTTAGGAACATTATCGGAATAAAAATTACGGATTGATGTATTACTTTCTTTCCGGCATTCACCTTCGTAAAGTATAACCTTCTCGCCTTCCGAAAACTGGGTTGCCCCGGTTATCCGATAGATTGTGCAAGTATGCGGGTATCTTGGATTACTAACAGCCATATCCCTTCCTCCAAATCTTCATTCCCCTGGCATGAACACGCGGCCCTAATTGAGTATAGCGAATCTCTCCATACTGAGCATAAATACTATTGGCTATCGCGGTCCACCTTCTTTTGTCCGTTTCAGATATCTGTCCTCCTCCTTCCTTATGTTTCCAATTCCCATCCGCATCTTCAACGCTGACTTTCACACTTGGCATATTGGAGCAGGCCATATACACATCCGCTTTCAACAACATCTTTGTTTTCAAGTCCAAGTTTGAAACCAAAGAATCAGGCTGAATTTGACGATCAGAAAGGATATTATCAATCACTTCATCACTCAAATCCATATTCACGATACCACGAACATATTGTTCTGCTGTACGCTCAGTATTTTGAGAGTCACGAATCATACCATTAAGCAGTTACCGTATAAACACACATATACTGAGGCATACTTGGAACACACAATATCGCCATCTCGCTCTCTACATACATGCTTTTTGTTTCAGCATTGAACATCTGACGCAGCAGAGTACGACCATCATCAAACCATGCAATGCGCTGCGTAGGATCGTCCGAGAATACCATAGGTTGAACGCTCTTTATTGTCCCAATCTGACCGTCTGGTACAAAAGCGACATTGAGAGGATTAAAGTTCTCTATAGTTTCCACTTTTAAAGACTTCGACTCTTCATCGAATTTATCCACAGCAGCAATGCTATCTCTTGGGATGATTGACGCACCGATAATACGACGAATAGCATCTAGCTTGCCTTCATCGGTCATATTTTGAGCATACTGAGAAGCCACCAAATCGGGATTAGTAGCACCTGCCGCACTCGGATAAAGAGCAAGTCCAATGCGTTTCAGTACCTTTGTATGAGTCAAAAGATCATCCAACAAGTCAGAAGCAATTTCAAAATGTCCGGCGGGGAATCCCTTCTTGCGCATAGCCTTTACCTTGTTCTTAAGATACAGTAGCGGATCAGAAGTTGTTCCTTCATTTGCTGTTGTATGTTCATTTGTTTTCCACCATCTGCTTTCTCCGGAAAGCGATTCTTTGTTTGCGGCAGGAATACCAAAATCAAATGTCAACCCGCTGATACCTCTCGGATTATTATCTAATCCAATCGTGAATTGGCCAGTAGATGCAACACGCATACGCTGATGAGTTATAGCATTTCTATTACCTTGTAACAGATTATCCGTGCTGGTAAATAGCATTTCCATAAGCGCAGATTGGGTTGCCGTATTCAATGCGGCATCTCCAAAACGCTGTACCATAATCATACGTTCACGAAGCATCTTTTCACTGATAGGATAGCGATGCTTCTGAGTCGGAATCTTATTTGACCCGATCTTAAACTCACCAAATCCTTTGTCAAGACCTTGCGAAACCTCGTCCATATAAACAGGAAGAGTTGCGATATTAAGAGATGTAATCAACTGCTCATATGTGTAATCAAGTTGAATCTCCGGGTCCCATGCAAACCCGTCGGCTTGGAGTACATTGTACTTTTCTTGAAAACGATCGACAAACTGCTGGAAAGAAGCTCCCCCCAATCCGAATGTCATTAAGTCATAGTAATTTGATACCATTGTTCTCATTATTCACCTCCTTTTTTTAAGCTTCCCGAATAGGGGTAATTTGAGGCAGTACTGCCCATACTTCATCCGGTACAGTCTCTGCCAGCCTATCCGCATAGATCATTCCCTCGAATACAACTGCACCAGTCGCATAATTAGTATCCGTATCCACATAGACATCATGATACAAAAGCCCTTTGATCGTTGCCGGTTCTACCGAAGCGCCGGATTGAGATGCCGTCTTTATTTCGGAAGCTTTGATTATCTTTATTGTGTGTGCTGACTGATCAAGTTGACACATACTTCCGGCTGGAATAACTTTACCTTTATAGCTGGAAATATTACTAATATTACCTCCTACAGGGTATTGATTCACCACCTTGTGCCAGATATTTTTTCCTGAATTAAATTCTTTCTGGCCTCTACCAAATGTATTACCTAATGTTCCCATAGTTTTGTTATTTTATTGTTTTGCAGGGAATTTACCTTCTTGAGCTTTTTTGGCAAAGAACTCATCTAATGCCTTTGATGAATTATGTCCACTGCCCGATGCGCGCCCACCATATGGGGTAGCACCTTCTCCATTGTAAGCCTTTAACTTCGATTCATACAAACGCTTAGTTTCTTCTTCCAACTTCGCAATGTCCATCCCTTCAGAAATTGGCACAAGATTAACCACATCTTCCCAAAGAGCTTTATTATAAACATTTAACTCCCCTGATTTTTGAATAACTTTTTCACGCAAAGATTTTTCAAATGTTTTTTTTCTTTCCTCTTCACGTTCCTTCTCAATAGTTTCAAGCCGTTTCAATAAATCACCGTTACCGTTATCTCCAGCCTGTGGACTTACTGGCGGGGTGGGAAGCTGAGGTTCACCACCTTTAGGCTTGTAGTTCCTCGCAAACTCGGCCTGTTCAAAACGCATCTGACCTCCCATAGCCTTAATTACATTAGCTTGAGATTGGTAAAAAGAATCGTCTACCATTTCATCCGATGTGATTGTAGGTAAAAGGGCATCAAGATAAGCGTCAAGTGTCCGAGTGGTAACTCCGGTGTCTCCGAAGTATCCATTTGTGCCGGGTTCTCCGAGCACATTTTTTAATCCTGTCAAAAGGGTCTCTTTTTCCATTTCTTTTAAATTGTTTATAAACAAAAAAAAGAGCCGACTATAACGAATTTAATCGTTACAATCGGCTCTCTATGAAGCTCTTTTAAGCGGAAGCGATAGGAATTGGAATCTTTAATACCTCTTGGGTTGTTACATTAACAATGTAAGCTTTCAACCTTCTATCGACACTTCCTATTCTGTTATGGTTACATTTACATAATGCTTACACCTAGTACATTTTATCCTAAGCATGGCCATGCCTGATACATATTGGATATCAGCCATCATTTTTCCACAATACGGACATTTCGCCGCTTGAGTTCGGACATCTAAGCCATCTTTGTCTAATCTTGCTACTACTTTAAGCATATATTTTATATGTTACACCGCAAATATATAGACAAAATCTATAAATACAAAACAAACAATAGATTTTATTTATATATTTGCAATACATAAAACAACAGAGTTCCTAGAGAGCCGATAAGACATTGAGCAATAATGTCCTGTCGGCTCTTTTTTTGTTATGGAAGTATTAGAAAAAGATATAAAAACAGCTTCAGGTGATCCTGTATATTCTTATGAATATATTGAAGCGCTTCGTATGTCTGATAAGAAGAGGGCGAATCATCTAAAGATTATCCCTCAAAAAGGATCACAAGAGAGATTTGTAGGAAGTAATGCAGACTTGACTTTCATAGGCGGAAATCGTGGAGGAGGAAAAACGTATGCCATGCTTTTAGAAGCTATAAAAGACATCAACAATCGTTATTTTAATTCACTAATTTTCAGAAAAGAAAAGAAAGACTTTGATAATTTAGAAAAGGAATCATATCATCTCTATAACCAATATGGTAAATACAATAAATCACAAAGCGATATGACTTGGAATTTCTATAGAGGTGGATCGCTTGCTTTTTCCCATTTTTCTGACACTGTAGCCGACTTTAAAGAACGTTTCCGTGGAAAACAATATGCTTATATAGCTATAGACGAAATCCCCCAAATGGAATATGCAAAATTCAAGTTTTTAATGACTTGTAATAGAAATGCTAGGGGTATTCGTAATCGTATGGTAGGGACTTGCAACCCAGATCCAGATAGTTGGGTTCGTAAATTTATTGATTGGTGGATAGGCGAAGACGGATTACCTATAGATGAACGGGACGGTGTTGTACGATATTGTTTTATGGACGGGGATACGCCTGATTCTATATATTGGGGAGATACACCGGAAGAAGTCTATAATCAATGCCAAAATATTATCGATAAACATTGGAAACCTGAATTTGAGGAATTAGGATTCGACAAAGTCACCATGTACATTAAATCCGTCACATTTATTCGTGGAAAATTAGAAGAAAACATAAAACTCATAGGCTCCGATCCTAACTATGTATCCAGTCTGGTGCAACAAGACGAAGAACAGAGATCAAGAGATTTGGACGGGAACTGGAACTTTAAAAATACAGGAGATGATCTGATTAAAATGTCTGATATGGATCGCTTCTATAACGCACCAGCCCAAATAGCAAGGG